AACTCATTATGAATGGTGATGAGGATATGCTAAATATCTTTATACAAGATTTTCGTGAGGAGTTCATGTCATTGCCAGCAGAAGATATTGCATATCCCCGTTCCTGTAATGGGTTGAAGAAGTTTCGTGGAACAGACCGTTTATTTGCACTCGGCGCTCCCAAGCATGTTAAAGGCGCAATCCTTTATAACCATTTGATAGATGAAAACAATCTTGGTAATAAGTATGTTTCCATTCAAGAAGGTGACAAGGTTAAATTTGTAAATCTTCGGCAGAATATCTATCAAGCTTCTGCGTTTTCTTTTATGACAAAAATACCAAAGGAACTTGACATATTGCCTATGGTGGACTATACTAGCCAATATGAAGACAGTTTCTTGGCGCCGTTGCGTGTGATAACGGATAAGATGAACTGGATATTGAAAAACGATGAAGTTGGAAGTTTAGAGGATTTCTTTGGCTAAGTGACTTGACTTAGCTAAGTGTTTGTGTTAAAATTGGTAGAATGAAAAAAGAGAAGTGAAAACTATGAGTCTTAGGGACAATTTGATACCATATACTATTGAAGCACTACAGACATTGGGTGGTTCTGGTGAGTTGTGGGAAATACGAAGAGAAACTTATAAAATACTTAAACGAGAAGGTAAACTCGGTTATATATTTAGAACTGGGCCTAGGTTATACCAGCAAAGATGGACATTAGAACTTCTAAAAGAAGATGGAACTATAAAAAACAGCGACGGATTTTGGATATTGAAAAACGATGAAGTTGGAACACTGGAGGAATTTCTTGGATGAGTATGATAATTAGTTATGAGGATACACAAAAGTTTTTAACAGATGTTACTTTTGATGATATAAAAGATTTAGATGGTAAACTGTCAAAGTTTAATTTTGTGTCTTTAGTAGAGTTACCACAAGAATACTCAGCTCTCCTTTATCTTGTGATTATTGATAAACCTGACCAAAACAAATATTTTGGTTTCGATACCAAGGGATTTGATGGTACATATATTGGTTCGCCGGTGACGAATGAGAAACAATTTAAAAAGGATATTGCAGGCCATGATTGGAGATGTATTTGTGTAGATTATGGAAATGTAGGAGTTATGGCTCGTAAGGAGAAAGCTATGTTAGAATTTGTAGATGCAAAGAATAATCCAAAGTATTATAATGCATCAAATGGGGGGAGTCCATTTATGAAAGGTTATATATCAATTGAAGTGCTTGAAAAGATCGTTGGTAAGCTAGAACGGGGAGAATACAAAAAGGTATCAGAACCAAAAGATAAGGTTCATGCTATTACTGCATACCAAGTTAGAGAAATAGCCAATGGTTCTAACTGGAGCCTTAATAAGATAAAAGAAATCTTGTACAAGCTTAAAGATTCAAAGGGCAAATGGCTAAAGAAAAACTCGCCGGGTGTTTTGGTTTTTGAGGATTGGTTTGGTGGGGGAGAACATCTCAGAGTTGGTACTTTTCATGGCACAGAGGCTGCTATGCAATCTGAATTTGTAGAAGAACTAGATACCATCTATATTCCAAAGGAAGATTGGGACGGTATAGAAGAGACTGAAATTGAAGATTTGGGTCTTTGGGATAACAGAAAGGGAGACAATTTACAAGATTATATAACCCAATCAGAGGCAATAAGTAACTGTGTTACTTTTTGTCAAGAGAACAACTGTGATCAAAATGATCCAAGAATTGTAGGTAAACTCTTGAGGTGGGAATTTGGCCCGGCAGAAATAAAAAATATAAAGGCAAGTATGCGGGCAAAAATAGTGGCGAAAAGAATTATTCCTATCAACCATACTCGTATTTATCGTTCCCCAGAACAATTAGAGAAATTGGCAGATGCTCAAACAGATAAGGTAACCCACTGTTTTGTTATGAATACTACTAAGTATTCTAACAAATGGAATGATTGGGAAACTTTTATTAAACAAACTCAAGATAAAAATGCAGTAAAAAAACCAAATTGGTTAATATTGTGGAACCATCAAACGGACGCTGCTTACGATGATTGGGAAAAGATTATCAAAAAGAAAGATAAAAACGGAAATCATGTAATTCAGCCCACCAGAAAAACTAAGGTAGAATCCACAATACTTACTCTTTCAGAAGCTTTAAAATTTGAAGTGAAAATTACGTTTAGAAATCTAGACTACCATAAACTCAAAGAGATTAAAAAAGATGATAAGAAAGCTGCTTGAGGATCATATTGAAAACAACGTGCCAGACAGTGAGGTTGCCGTCTTACTGTCTGGCGGCGTTGATTCTGTTTCTGTAGGCCTTGCAGCTGAAAGTGCTGGTAAAGAAGTTCACGCATACAGTTTTTATCTTCATGGCGCACCCTCTTATGATTTTATAAAGGCAGCTGAGGTTGCACATAAAAGAAACTGGGACTTCACTCCCATAGTTGTTCCTACAGAAAATCTTATAGAAGATTGGCACAGACTCGTTGAATTAACTTGCAGAAAGAAAACTCATTTTGAGTGTGTCTTTCCATTTCTATATGTATACCCAGAGATAGAGGAAAGGTATGTGTTGACAGGCTGGGGTGCTGATGGTTACTTTGGGCCCAGTAAGAAAGCAATGATGCGATACTCTAGTTATAAAAGAAAAAGAAACTATGTAGCATACTGTAAAAAACACAACCAGAAAAGATTAAACTGGAACGAGTTTAGATTGGCATACTTGGATGGCGATTGTGCTGGTCTAAAAGAACATACCAATCTAGCCACTAAACATAATAAAATTCATGTAACACCTTACTTAGACACAAATGTAAGAGAACTGCTGATGAGTAAGAGTTACGAAGAGTTGAACAAACCTAAACAAAAACATTTTATTAGAAGAGACTTTACAGAACTTAAAAAGTTTGGTACAATAAAACCTCATCAAAATTTACACTTGAACGCTGGTGTAGATAAGTTGTTTGAAACATTGCTAAATAATACAGAGATTAATTTTAATGAGAGAAAAAGAGTGATGGACGTTTGTAGAGATTGGAGCAATGGTGTACTCCCCATATAAATTACAAGACGTATATGATGCGTCTGCACAAGAGAAGTTTAAAGTCATCTCCACCTTCGCAGGTGGGGGTGGCTCCTCTACAGGTTATCGTCTGGCCGGCGGCAAGGTTCTTGTCATCAATGAGTTCGTTGAGCAAGCACAGAAGACCTATGCTGAGAACTATCCAGACACGATTATTTTACCCGGCGATATCAAGGAACTCAATGGTAAGGATTTCCTAGATGCAGCTGGTGTGGGTGTAGGTGAGATTGACATTCTTGATGGATCACCACCTTGTTCAGCGTTCTCTGTTTCGGGGAAGTTGTCACACAATTCAATTGAAGAAGAACGTATTGATCTGTTTGGTAACGTAACACTAGAGAAGGTTTCCGGCAAACACTCTGATGGTTGGGGTCAGACCAAGAACTATTCTGATGGTAAGACTGTAGAGAATATTGAAGACCTGTTCTTTGAGTTTCTACGAGTTGCGAATGAAATCAAACCAAAAGTTATTATTGCAGAGAATGTCAAGGGACTGACTGTTGGTGAGGCCAAGGAATATTTCAACAAGATACTCAACACCTTTGAGAAGATTGGTTACGAGGTCTGCGCTCAGGTGCTGGACAGTCGGTACTATGGTGTATCCCAGACAAGAACCCGTGTTATTTTTATCGGTGTTCGTGAAGATGTTGCAAAAAAGGTTGGACTAAATTTTATGACTATCTCTCAGGTATTCCCTGAGCCTGATAGTGATATTATTCCTGTCAAGGATGCAATGATTGATTTGGAGTATGACCCCGAAGAAGTGAAGTATCTCACAGAGAAATTTACCCACACCGCATACTGGAAACAGACCGGTAGTAAGATGCCTATTGATCCAGAGAAAGTTTTAACAGGTATGAACTACCATCCAAAGGGCCATCACTTCAGTCTCAAAAGAGTATCACAGTATAAACCTGCTCCTACCATCACAGCGATGGGTAGTGCAGATACTACTGCTGGTGCGTTTCATTGGATTGAACCAAGGAAGTTGACTTTAGGTGAATTAAAGCGTATAATGAGCTTACCTGATGACTTCAAGTTGACAGGTAAATGGAATCAGCGTGCCGAAAGGCTGGGCCGTATGGTTCCCCCACTAATGATGCAACGAATTGCTTCGGCAGTTTGGACTAACGTACTGGAGAAATATAATGAATCCGTTAAGTAAACAATTAAGAGAACATAATGGATCAGAATGCTTTAATGACGGACCAGAAAGAGATGCACTAAGAAATTTTCTATTGCGTGACAGACCTTTTCAAAAATTTGTTATGGAGCAGTTTAATTTATCTTCACCAACAGATGAATTGCGAAATGATCCACTAGGTCAATATAAAGTTGATCTTGGGTTGTATCGGGATAATGTACTATTGGGATTAATAGAGGTGGATTATTATAAGAAATGGAATCCATCATGGCCAAAAAATTATAGGTGGTGTCATGCATTGGATAGAAAATTAAAATATTGGCAAGAGTTGAATTTACCATATATTGCTTGTACATTTAATACCGAACATGATAAGATGATTGTTAGCACATGCGCTATGCAGGCTAAATATATACATACAAAAAAAAGGAAACCAGCTGAACTCAATGGAGAAACTGTAATGGATTGGTTTCTAGAAATTCCGCTACCTGTTTCTAAGAAATTTGGTAAGTGGACAGAGGAAGAACTAAGGAGAGTTTCATAATGGCTGACTTTACATTTGCACACAGGCAAGAAGGTTTTGATGAACACATTGATTGGAGTATTCGGGGGTATAGTGACCTTCTGGATGACGTTGTAAGTCTTTCACGGTATTTCGTTGAGGCAAATACTAACGTAGTAGACATTGGTTGTTCTACGGGTAAACTCACTGCAAGGATTCTAGAACATAACCATGAGGCTTGTCCTGATGCACAGTATGTTGGTGTAGAGGTTGCAGAGGGTTTCTTTGATAATCTTGAAGACAGGAAGATTGCGTTGGATGAGATTTATCCCGATACCTCTGTGAATTTTATTCAAGACGATATTCGTAATTATGAGTTTGAGAATTGTTCACTGATCACATCTCTGTTCACATTGCAGTTCATGCCATATTCTTGCAGAGAAGAAGTGATTGATAATATCTATAATGGTCTTAATGAAGGTGGTGCATTTATCTTTGGTGAGAAGATTGATACATCCCATAGTCGTATTGAGAATATGCTGCGAACTACTTACTATGAGTTTAAAAGTAAATCCTTTGACTATGAAGAT